AGCATCAATTACTGGTTCAAGCCAGTTTACGATTGATACAACAGCTACTCCAATTCCTTACTCACAGCTTACACAAGCTCAAGTATTGGGATGGATTCAAGCTGAACCTAACTTGGTAACTAACACACAGTCTTGTATTGATGGGCAAATTGCATCCATCGTCAATCCACCTGTTAGCCCAGCAGTAACACCTTTGCCTTGGGCAACAGCATAAGTTTTTAAACCGCAGTAAAACATAGGAGAATGACATGGGACAAGACAAAAAGACCCCCATTACCATTAATGACAAAGAGTATCAGTATGAAGATTTAACAACAGAGCAACAGGCGTTGTTTAATCATTGTATCGATTTAGACCGCAAGATTAGTTCTGCAGCTTTTAACATTGATCAACTTCAAGTTGGTAAACAAGCATTTATCAAACTTCTTGAAGATTCATTGAGCAAATCTGCTTCTGATGTAGTTGATGCACCTGCTCAATAATGCAAGATAATCTAAAAACTTCAGTGCATTTTGCAACTGCTATTTATAGTATTGATAAGCCGGACTTTTTGCCTGCAGCACTTGCTGTTTTCGATGAAGCTGTAAAACATCAGCAGCAATTAAAAGAAATGAATGAGCTATATCCTGTCTATATGACAGGTCACTTGTATATGGATCCTAGATTAAATGATTTCAGCACCTATATAGCATCAACTGCTTGGAATATTCTAGACTCACAAGGTTATAAGATGGATGATAAGATGACTTATTTCCATTCTATGTGGGGGCAACAGCACCATAAAACATCAAATATGGAAGAACATGTCCATAATGATGGTGTGCAAATTGTTGGGTTCTATTTCTTAGATTGCCCTGAAAATAGCTCACAAATGATCTTTACTGATCCTCGGATCGGAAAGAACCAACTTAACATGGTAGAAGCAGATCCTACTAAGATAAGTATGGCTTCAACTCATATTAGCTTTAAGCCTGAAGTAGGAAAACTGTACTTAACAAATGCTTGGTTGGCTCATTCATTTTCTAGGCATGGAAATGATAAGCCTTTCAAGTTTATTCATATGAATCTGTCTGTACAGCAATCACCTCCTCAAGCACAGGCAACTATTATATGATGAACAAGTACTTAGTTCGGTTTAATAAGTCACGAGGTCAGCCTGGTCGTGGTACTCCAGATCATGTTTGGAGAGTATTTGAAAACGGCAAAGAGTTTTTATGTAAGCATGTCAAGATTGAAGTTCCTGTTCATGATGAGAGAACTGGTGAAGACTGGTCTCTCTGTGGTTATGGCTATATGGAAATCAATAAAGACGAATCTTTAATCACCATTAAATCCAATAAGGAGTAGTTATGCAATTCTTAAAAGAAATTGAAGCGCATTTATTAAGTTTTGAAACAACAGCTAAAGAAGAAATTCAGAAGTTTATTTCATACTTACATTCTAAATATCAACCAGTGACAGATGCAGTTGTGCCGCCTCCTGCGCCATTAAATGAGAGCACGCTTACGGCTGTGCCTGTTTTCACTGCTACTGAGACAATTACACCACCTCCAGCAGTTGAGCCAGAACCTGTACAATCTGAGCCCATTCAAACAGAGACTAAAGAAACAACAGTTGATATTCCTGCAGAGACTACAGTAGAAGCTGAAGTAACTCCTGCCCCAACTACTTGTGCTCCTTCAACTGCTGAGTAATGAAAGTATCATCATGGATCCAATAGAAGCCCAACTTAATGCTACTGATAAGCGACTAATGGTCCATGAGGCTGTTTGTGCTGAGCGTTATGAAGGTATTCAAGATGCACTTTCTAAAGGTGTAAAGCGTATGCAAAAAATTGAATATCTTCTTTATGCTGTAATAGCTGCTGTATTACTAGGCCCTAACTTTGCAGCAAAAATGTTAGAAAGTTTTTTAGGCAAATGACTGAGTTTATTAACAATCTCGTAACAGGAAAAGACAATAAAACCTATGATATAGGCCGAGTAACTTGGCTTATTGGATTTGTTGTTATTCTTGGGATTGCTATTTATGAAGTTTTTCAAGGCCCGATTTCTCTTAGAGAGTTAGCAGAGTCTTTAGGCATTGTTTCTGGCGCAGGAGGAGCTTCTGTCATGATGAAAAAAGATGCAGAGCCTGATCCAACAGTAGGGGTTGAACAATAATGTTTCCTTTGCCTATTAGTGTTTATGTTTGCATTTTCATGTCTCTTTCAAGCGCTTATGTCATGCATCATATAGATGGGTATTACTCGGAAAAAGAGAAATTAGAGATGGCTCAACATGCTTTAGAGCATGAAACTAAAGTTGTTAGTAATCAAGCTATTATTTCTCAAACAACACAGAAAGATAAAGATGATTTACAAGCTAAGTATGATGTCGCTGTTGCTGAGCTTAGGGGCTTGCGCCAGTCAAATTCCTCCTCCACAAGACCCACCACCTTTGCAATACCAAGTAAAGGACTCCGATTATTGGAATCGGATGCAGAATTTCTTGAACAATTTGCAAAAGAATGCTCAAACACCGAATTAGAGCGCAATGATGTAATTAATAAATACAATGCCTTAAATGCAAACTAATTTTGAATATTCTCTTGATTTAGTTCTTCAGTCAGAAGGTGGCTTTGTTGACAACCCTAAAGACCCTGGCGGTATGACAAATTTAGGCGTCACTGCAATTACATGGGCAAACTTTAAAGGTAGAAACACTACTAAAAAAGAAATGATGTCATTAACTCCAGAAGATGTAGCACCTTTATACGAAAAGAAATATTGGGATGCATGTAATTGTGATGTCTTACCTTCTGGTATTGACTATCTTGTATTCGATTTTGCTGTAAATGCAGGACCGGGCAGATCTATTAAGACTCTTCAAAAAACATTATCAGTCCCAGAAGATGGAGTTATAGGCCCTGTCACACTTCAAAACATTGATATTACAGATAAAACAGAATTGATTACTCGATTCTCTGATGAAAAGAAACAATTTTATGAATCTTTGCCTACCTTTGCTACTTTTGGCGAAGGGTGGTTAAAACGTGTTGATGAAGCTCGTGTCAATGCTAGTAATATGTTAGGATAAAAAATGGCTACTTCTTGCACTCCAGCATGTACCGCAGCAGCGGCAATGACTTATAACAGCCTAATTACTGATGTGACTCAGTACTTAGAGCGAAATGATACGGCAGTTGTCAATCAAATTCCTCAGTTCATTATGCTGGCTGAATTTGAGATTGCACAAGAAATTAAAACACTTGGTCAGTTAAATGTAGTAGAAAGTACTATGAATGCCGGTAATCCAGTCATTCCGAAGCCTGCAAGATGGAGAAAAACTACATCATTTAACCTAACTAATGGTGGGGTCATTCAACCTGTCTATTTGCGTAAGTATGAATATTTAAGAAATTATGCATCAAATGGCTCTGCAACAGGTACTCCTTTATACTATTGTGATTATAATTACGATAATTGGTTAGTTGCACCAACACCTGATCAAGCATACACATTTGAAGTTCTTTATTATGAGAGGATTCCTCCTTTGTCTTCAGCAAACCAGACAAATTGGATCACACAGAATGCACCAAATGTGATGCTATATGGAACGCTGCTCCAAGCGATGCCGTTCTTAAAAAATGATCAACGTCAAATATTTCAACAAAAGTATACTGAAGGTATACAAGCTCTCAAGTTGGAAGACCAACTTCGTCTTGCAGATAGACAAGCAATTGCACAGGATAGTTAAACATGACTACATACACTAATCCATTTACTGGGCAGACTGTATCCCCTGCTCAGGTTTCCTATGAATCACTAACTATTTCAACAAACACCACATTACAGTGGCCTGTGAATGGTACAAGTTCTGTATTGACTACAGCAAACATTATTGAAGTCACTGCAACTACTACCGGATTAAACTTATTGATGCCAGTTGCATCTCAAGTATCCGTAGGACAAGCAGTTATCATTCGAAATATTGGATCAAATGCATTTACTGTTACAGATAGCAGCGGTGCGACCATTGTTTCTATTGCATCAGGCAT